GGGATATTCAGCCAACTCAGGAAATTATTTAACTGCTATTGGCGGTTATTCTGGTTATCGGGCCACTGGCTCAGACAACACAATGCTGGGCTACTCGGCAGGCTACTATGTTACTTCTGGGGCTGGCAATACCTATCTTGGCGCTGTGTCAGGGCCAAATGTTTCTGCGTCAACTGGCTCGTTTAATGTTTCTGTTGGCGTTGCCGCACTTCTAAATAACACTTCAGCTAGTAACAACACGGCTGTGGGTTATCAGGCGGGGTATAGCGGGACAACATCAGCCAACAACGCTTACCTTGGTATCCGAGCCGCATACTCTACAACCACAAGTTTTGGTTCAAACGTGGCGGTTGGCTACGAGTCGCTTTACACCAATACAACTGGATATTCAGTCGTTGCTGTTGGTGGTCAGGCTTTATATACCAATAACGGAAACAACAACACTGCTTTAGGTTATCAATCTGGTTACAGTAATACGAGTGCGTCAAACAACACTTTTTTAGGTTGGTCTGCGGGTTATTACAACCAAACAGGTGCTAATAACGTAGCCGTTGGCTCACAAGCGTACGCCCAAAGTGGGACGTTGGCTACTGGTAGTAACAACATTGCAGTTGGTGCTAGTTCACTACAGGCAATCCAGACGGGCTCTAACAACATTGCTTTAGGTACTAACGCCCTCTACTCCAATAACACAGCATCTAACAACATTGCCGTAGGGCATCAAGCTCTTACTTTTAACTCCACAGGCGCAAGCAACACTGCTGTAGGTTATCAGGCGGGGTTCACCACTGCCACCTCTACTTACAACGTGTTTATTGGGTATCAAGCGGGATACACATCAAATGCGTCCCAAACAAATTGGGGAAATGTTTGCGTAGGCCCACAGACTGGTTATGCGTTAACTACTGGATACGGAAATACTTTTATAGGTGGTAATTTCCAAAATCCCGCAGGTGGCTCAATGACCACTGGCAACAAAAACACTATTCTTGGTGGTTTTGGTGGAGTCGCCTCAGGGATAAGCATTGCCACATCAAGCAACAATGTTGTGCTGTCTGATGGCGACGGCAACGTGGCTGTTGCCTATTCAGAATCTGGCTCTGGAAATCCAAACATTGAGAAAAAAGGAAACTTTGCAAGTTCTTATAACATACCAACCGTAGTTGTTGGAACTGGTGTAAAGGTTGATTGTGTTGAGGCTGTTAACTCTAATTCCAACCAAATCTATGGTTGGATGATGAAGATTTATTTCTCGTTGTACCAAAATACTGGCTCTGCAAAAAATTTACGTTTGACTTTTTCAAGGACAAGCACTGCAAGTTTGGCAGGGTTTAGGATGCTGGTTAATGGCGAATATCCTTCAGACTCAATTACGCAATATATTGCGCGACTTGCAACTGCTGGAGGTAGTGGAAACACATACTCGTCAAGTAGCTACGCTACGGGAGATTTGGGGGCTGGCTCTTGGACAAACCCCGGAGGAACTGCGGACTATTATTGGCAATCGGCAGGCGCTTCTATTTACGACACTGGTGGTATTCAAGGCATTATTGAAATTGTTGCCCCACTTGAAGCCGTGCAAGCATTTTCATCAATCACAATTAGTTACGCATAAGGAAAAATCATGGTTATGCAAAATCTTACTCCCGAGCAACAAGATAAACTCGTGCGTCAATATGCCGCCAACGAGTACAAAGAAAAACGTCGTAACGAATATCCACCAATTACTGACTACATTGATGGCGTGGTGAAGGGCGACCAATCTCAGATTGACGCTTACGTTGCGGCTTGTCAAGCCGTTAAAGCAAAATACCCCAAACCCGTTTAAGGAGCCTAAATCATGACCACTTTTACAACCAAAATCACGGCTATGTACACCCTGCAACAGCCTGACCCAAACTACGTAGTGAACGCCCTCTGGGAAGTCACTGGCGTTGACGGCACATACACCGCATCCATCGGTGGCAACACACAGTTCAACTCTGCTGACCAAGAGGGTGCATTCATCCCCTACGCCAGCCTAACTGAGGCAATCGTCATCGGTTGGATTCCTGAGTCTGCCATTGCAAGCGCACAAGCCTGTGTACAGGGACAAATCGACAGCATGATTACACCGCCTGTCAGCCCCCAGAACACAGCTTTGCCTTGGGCATAAGTTAACGGGAAGCCACCACCCGATCTTGGTGGCGCATTAAAGGAAACATCATGGGAAAAACAGAAAAGACCCCTGTGACAATCGACGGCGTAGAGTACAAGTTTGAAGACATGACACAGCAACAACAAATGTTGCTAAACCATGTCGCAGACTTGGATCGCAAACTAGACTCAGCACGATTCAACGTGGATCAGTTGCAAGTTGGCAGAGATGCCTTCTTCAGAATGCTGAAAGATGCGTTAGAAGCCAAGCCTGAAGAGGCGGTTACAGACGTAACAGTTAACTAAAAAGAGCCACCTTCGGGTGGCTTCTTCAAGGAATTTTATGGAATCGGTGGATACTAAATTGGCTGTTCACGAGGCAATCTGCACAGAAAGATACAACAGTATCGACCGATCCCTGCGCGATGGAGACAAGCGCATGACGAAGATTGAGTACCTCTTGTATGGGGTGATCATTTGTGTGCTGTTTGGCCCCGGCGTGGCTGGCGAGTTAGTCAAAAAGATATTGGGTTTGTAGCATGTGGGAGTGGCTGGAAGCTATCGTAGCCTTCAGCGCAATTGTTTGCTTTGTAATATTTTGCTCTTACGTGATTGCATGGGCTGGGATATGGTGAATGCGTTGTCTATTGATGCTTTTTTTGGTGTTTCTACCGGGAGCATCCACTCAGGACAAGAAGACTGAATACCGCTGTGTGCGGTGGGCGTGGACGGGTGATGTTTATAACCGCAAAGTTGTTTGCCTACAGTGGGAAAAGGTTGTACGGAAATGATTGATCCTCTAACGGCCCTAGCGGGGATACAGAGTGCGATCAGCATGGTCAAGAAGGCCAGTGCTGTGGCTAACGATCTTGGTTCATTAGCCCCGATGATTGGGAAGCTATTTGATGCCAAGAGTACTGCTACCAAGGCATTGATTGAGGCGAAGAAGAGCAAAGGCTCCAACATGGGGACTGCCCTCCAGATTGAGATGGCGCTTGAGCAAGCCAGAGTTTTTGAGGAAGAGCTAAAGATGCTCTTTATGACCACTGGCAAGGTTGACGTGTGGAACAAGATTAAAGCCAGACAAGACCAGATGGACATAGATGATGCAAGAGAGCTTCGCGCTTTAGAACGGGCTGAAAAGAAAGCCAAAGAGAAAGAAGAAGAGCTAAACGAGCTTGCCATGATTATTGGCGGCTGTGCATTTGTTGTGTTTTTGGTTGCAATTGGAATCTATGAGTTGATGGACTTCTGTGCAACTACTAGAAGGTGTGGTCGGTGAATGAGTACCAAAAGCAGTTTGACCTCTTCTGTAAAGTCTTTGTCAGGCTCTGTGTGGCGTGGTGGGTGCTTGGACTGCTCCGCTTCTTGCCTGACGATGTTGCCAAAAAAGTACTAGGGATGTTTGGACTATGAGTGACGAAAAGCCATCAGATGTACTAAGTAAGGTGCTGTCCTATGTGGATAGTCCGTTCAAGCTGTTTGCGCTGATCCTTATGGCGGTGTTTGCGTTCTGTGGGTACTTTGTTTGGCAGAACCAAGAACTGTTGATGGGCGCATACAAAGAGTCCAAGCGAATGCCGAGCATTGTTGAGGACAGAGTAGAGGACGCGGCTTCTCATTTGTTTAAAACCACCAACGCTACCATTGTTGCCGTGTTTAAAGTTAATCCCATGTTTGGAACCAGAGTGCTGTACCGCGCTTACACCAAAGAAGGTCGAGACAAAGTTAACGATGGGCTAGATGTAGGTCTGTTTACCCAGAATTCTGCCAACAACGCTGATGTGGTGAAGCTGATGGCTAGTGAGATACCTTGTGGCGAGTACAAGTCAGCGCAATCCGAGATGGGTTTGTGGTACATCGCCAAAGGGGTTACCTACACTTGCCGAATTAGCATACCGCCTGACCCAAGCAGATTTGTAGGCCAGATTACCGTGGGTTGGGATAATGAACCTACCGACATTCAAGTGGCAAGAACCATGATGGAAATTGCAGCCACCATGCTTTCAAGGAGTAAACAGTAATGGCTCAGTTTGAACCAGCTTTTGAGCAAATGATCAAGGATGAGGGCGGATATGTCCTCCACGAAGTCCCTGGTGACACAGGAGGGATGACCTACGCAGGGATCGCTCGTAACAAGAACCCTCAGTGGAATGGTTGGGCGCTTGTGGACAAGAAAGAGTTTGGCGGGTCTTTGACGCCTATGGTGCGTGAGTTCTACCGTGTTGAGTTCTGGGACAAGATGCGAGGCAATGAGATCACTAACCAGGAAGTAGCCAACACCATCTTTAATTTTGGGGTAAATGCTGGCATGGGCATGGCTGTAAAGCTAGCTCAATTGATCGTTGGAGCGACTCCTGACGGCGGGATTGGGGCTAAAACCATAGAGAAACTCAACCAAGTTACTGATGGGCAGCGGTTCAAGGAGTCCTATGCTTTGGCTAAGATTGCCCGTTATGTTGAGATATGCAACAAGAACCCTGTGCAGGTCAAATTCCTCAAGGGCTGGATCAACAGAACATTGAAAGGTCTAGCATGAGCTTGCTTGCCGTTGGATCAATTATTGAAGCCGTGGGTAAGGTTGCAGGCGACCTGATCACCACCGACAAAGAGAAGATGGAGATGGAGATTGAGCAAAGAAAGCTAGATCTCGAAGAAAAAAAGATCGACCAAGCTACAGACTTAGCTCAGATTGAGGTTAACAAGATCGAAGCGGCATCCTCTAGCGTGTTTGTTTCGGGCTGGAGACCTGCCATTGGCTGGATCGGTGTGGCAGCTATGGGTTATCAGTTTTTGGCTTACCCACTGTTTCAGTGGGCATGGAAGTACTTGCAGGCTATGGGATGGGTTCCTGTAGGCATGGATCCCCCTCCAGTGCTTGAAGCTGACCAGCTTTGGGTCATCCTGTCAGGTATCTTGGGTATTGCTGGTATGCGCTCCTTTGAGAAGACCAAGGGTGTGGCTAGCAAGTAACCTTGTCACAACCTAAAAGGCATACTAAAATGTCCCAACGAATCTACGAGGTGAACGCATGACGACCGCAAGTGTTATGACCTATGACAGTTTGGTCGAAAACATCCAGTCTTATCTGGAGCGTACCGACCCTGCCACAATTGAGAAAATCCCTCTGTTCATCATGCTTGCTGAGCAGATCATTGCCTCTCAGATCAAGTTTTTGGGCAACATGACCGTGAACACAAGCAACATGGTTATTGGCGAGAATATCATCGCCAAACCTGCTCGTTGGCACAAAACAGTCTCAGTCAATGTCACAGTCGCAGGAAAGCGTCAGCCAGTCTTTAACCGCAGGTATGAGTACCTTCGTGAATACTGGCCAGACCCCGCAGCAACTGAAGTCCCCAAGTTCTATTGTGACTATGACTACACCCACTGGTTGATCGCCCCCACGCCAGATGATGATTACGCCTTCGAGGTTTTGTACTACGAGCGAGTGCAACCCCTTGATTCTTCCAACCAGACGAACTGGTTTACGCAGTACGCTCCTCAAGCGCTCCTGTATGGTGCTTTGTTGCAAGCTATGCCATTCTTGAAGAACTATGACCTAGTTCCTTCCTGGCAAGCTCAGTACAAGCTCATCATGGATACCTTGATGGCTGAAGACAAGTTGCGTATCGCAGATCGTCAAGCAGTGGCATCAGACTCATGAGTTACAACAGCCCATTCACAGGTCAGGTCATTCAACCGACCGACGTCTCCTATCGTGCCATTACGCTGAGTGCAAACACCCAGTTGCAGTGGCCTATCAACGGTAACGCAACAGATGACTATGCTGCCAGAATTATGCAGGTCACAGCGACCACAGCAGGTCTGAGCTTGTACATGCCTCCAGCCAACCAAACCTCGGTTGGTAATGACGCGCTGATCCGAAACACTGGTGCGAATACCTTCACAGTCAAAGACTATGCTGGTACGAACACCATTGTCTCTATTGCCGCAGGTGAGACCAAGTACATCTACGTCACAGCCAACCCTAATGACCAAGGTACTTGGGGGATCATTGCTTTTGGTGTTGGTACATCATCTGCTGATGCCGCCACCTTAGCTGGTTATGGCTTGGTTGCAAGTGGTACAACCTTGAACCAGAGTCACCCTGTCCTGTCTTTAACAGCAGGTTACACATTTGCTACTACAGACCGAGCTCAGACCTATGTGTGGGGTGGCGGTACAACTACTGCTACCTTACCTGCTAGCTCTACAGTTGGGAACAACTGGTTCACGCTGATTAAAAACAACGGTACTGGAACCTTGACTGTCAACACAACTGGATCTCAGTTGATTGATGATGGCTTAACTAAGACCTTTGCCCCTAATGAGTCAGCATTCTTGATTTCCACAGGTACTGCCTATGTGACTGTTGGTTATGGAACAAGTACTCAGTTTGAGTTCACAGCTCTAGTCAAGAGCGTGACAAGTGGTGCATACACCCTGACAGCTAGTGAAGCATCAAACACCATCCAAACTTACATTGGGACGCTGACAGGTAATGTCACAGTCACTTATCCGCCTGTGGTTAACTTCTATGTGGTGAGTAACCAGTGTACGGCTGGTGGTTATACGTTGACCTTGACAACAGGTGTATCTGGTGGTGCGACTGCTACGATCCCTGCTGGCGGTCAGGCTACGCTGATCTGCGATGGTACGAACTTCTTGAACGCCAACACAGCTTTGGCTGGTGGTGTGTCGCTTTCGCTGATCAATGGTACGGCTGGTACGCCTTCACTGAACTTCTCTTCGGAGACCAACACAGGTATCTATCGCCCTGGTGCGGGTCGCTTTGGCATCACTGTCCTTGGTAATCAGATTGTTGATGTGGATGCTACTGGCGCACAGGTCACAGGTGCTATTGACTCAACAGGTGTGGGTACATTTGTGGGTGGCGTAAGAGGCGGAACGTTCTCATGACAAAAAAGGTCTTTGCGCTTGATACGAAGCCGGGCATCCAGCGCGATGGCACGGTCTTCGACAAAGACTTCTACAACGACGGCAGATGGGTCAGGTTTCAGCGTGGTCGCCCTCGCAAGATCGGTGGCTACCGCGAGATCACCGCAGCCTTAGCTGGCATCTCTCGGGGCATCTTTGTTGACTCTGAGAATGGTTTTTCCAAGATCTTCAATGGTTACCGCGATGGTCTCCAAGTTCTTGAGATCAACAATAGCGGTATCGGTGCTGGTATCACTAACTTTGTGATCTCATCACCCCTAAACACTTTGGGTACGATTACCGCTGGTTCTCAGTACACCAATGGCTCGTACACAGCCATTCCTTTAACTGGTGGAAGTGGATCAGGTGCGACAGCCAACATTACTGTAGCGTCTAATGGTGTGACCGCCGTCACTATTGTCAATGATGGAAATGGTTACTTGGTTGGTGACTCTCTGTCAGCAGCCGCGGCTTCGATTGGTAATGGAGTCAACACCTATTCAACGATCACAGGTGGAACTTTGTACACCAATGGGACATATTTGAATGTTCCCATGATCAATGCAACCTCTACACCTGTTGGAACTGGATCAGGAGCTACTGCAAATATTACTGTCTCTGGTGGTGCAGTCACTGGTATCACAGCCCAAGACCGTGGTGTTGGTTACAAAGACACAGATGTTTTGACTGCAAACCCTGCCTTTATTGGTGGTGTTTCTGGGATTATTGACACCTATGGACAACTTGTAGGTGGATCTTTGTACACACCAGGAACTTACACAGGTGTAAGCTTTACAGGCGGATCAGGTACAAGTGCCGTAGGTACTGTTGTTGTTACAACAAACACGATCACCGCTGTCACTAGCATCATTGGTGGCTCTAACTACACAAACGGATCTTTTCCTAATGTCGCCCTAACAGGCGGTGCTGGAACTGGTGCTTTGGCTACTGTCACAACCTCTGGCGGAAATGTTGTTGCTGTGGTTATTACTTATGGCGGCAACAACTATGCAGCCAATGATGTGCTATCTTGCTCAGCTTCTAGTATCGGTAAAGGTGTAACAGCCTTTGGAGCGATCACAGGGGGTTCTGGCTATGTGAATGGCATCTACCCTAATGTGACCCTCACAGGAGGCACAGGAAGCGGTGCTAGAGCCACCATAACCGTCTCTGGCGGGATAGTTATATCTGTGACCCTCACTTATGGTGGAGTCGGTTATACCGCCTCTGATAGCCTCACAACCGCCAACACGAACCTTGGCGGCACTGGCTCTAGTTTCGCTGTTGTAGCCTCTACAGTAGCCGCTAGTTCTGGCTTCCAATGCTCGGTTTTCTCTGTTTCAACAGGATCTGTGGGTTCTGTTACCTTGACCAATGATGGATCAGGCTATGCCGCGGGCAATGTTCTGACAGCCGCAAGTGAAGACATTGGCGGTGTCAATGGTGTGATCGGTGCTATTGGTGGGATCACCACTGGTAACTACTACACCAACTCCACAACAGGATATGTGACTGCATCCATCTCGGGAACTGTAATGACAGTGACTGCTGTCAGCTCTGGTGCTTTGGTTGTTGGCCAGACTGTCTTTGGAACTAGCGTCACAGCAAACACCACAATCACATCTTTTGGTACTGGTTCTGGCGGAGTCGGTACTTACAACGTCAACACAAGCCAAACCGTAGCTAGCACAAGCATTTCATGTATTGGTGTGTTCCGTGATACACCTCTAACTGGTGGCTCAGGAACAGGCGCAACTGCAAATATCATCATTCTGAATAGCCGAATCTACTCAGTTGAGATCGTCAATCCTGGTGTGAACTATGCTGTTGGTGACACCTTGAGTGCGACATTCTCAGGTTCTACAAATGGTATTGCCACGATCTCTGCTGTGACCGGAGGTTCTAACTACACCAATGGAACTTATACAGCAGTTCCCTTGACAGGCGGTACAGGTTCAGGCGCACAAGCAACAATTGTGGTTGCTGGTAACACCGTGACCTCTGTAACCGTGACATCCGCAGGAACAGGATATACAGTAGCTGATGCCATGAGTGCATCTTCTGCCTTGCTAGGTAATGGCATCAATGCTCTGAACACAGGTTCTTTGGTTGGCGGTACTAACTATGGCCCAGGAACATATTCCAATGTTCCTTTAACTGGCGGTACAGGATCTAATGCTCAAGCAACAATTGTTGTTGGAGCTGGCGGTGATGTGACCTCTGTGACTTTGTCTGCTCGAGGCATCAACTACACCGCTGCTGACTCACTAAGTGCCGCGGCATCTAATCTTGGTGGTGTCACCAATGGTGTGGGTACTTTAGGTGCAGTTACTGGTGGATCTAACTATACCAATGGAACTTTTACGAATGTCCCCTTAACTGGTGGAGCAGGTACAGGTGCTCAGGCAACGATTGTTGTCTCAGGTAATGCTGTGACCTCTGTGACCATCACATCAAAGGGAAACAACTATGTTGTTGCCAACACTCTGTCAGCTTCTGCAACCAACATTGGTAATGGTATCCAGACCTTGGGGACTTTAACTGGTGGTGGTGCTTACACAGCTAATGGTATCTTGACCACAAACACCCTTGTGGGCGGTACTTTGTACACCAACGGTACATACACAGGCGTGTTTTTGACAGGTGGAACAGGTTCTGGTGCAGTGGCAACCATTGTCGTAGCTGGCAACACAGTGACCACCGTTACCTTGACCGAGACAGGTTCAGGTTACACCGTAGCAGATACCTTGTCAGCCAATGCTGTTGACATCGGTGGTACAGGTTCTGGCTTCTCAGTCAAAGTAGCTACAGTTGGTGCGGCAACATTTACCAATGTGTCTCTCACTGGCGGTTCAGGCACAGGGGCTAAAGCAACTATTGTCGTAGGAACTGCTGGTGCGGTTACTTCTGTCACCCTGACTGACCGTGGCCGTGGCTACATCTTGAGCAACATCATGTCAGCCAACTCCACAAGTATCGGTGGAACTGGTTCAGGCTTTGTTGTTCCTGTCTCTGCGATCTATGCAAGCACAGGGTTCTCAGTCCCTGTCTCTACAGTTGTTACAAGCTCAGGCTTCACTATCCCTGTCTCCACGGTCTATGCAAGTTCAGGTTTAGCCTTTACTGTTGCTAGCTTAGGCAGCGCAGGAGGCTTCTCAGTTCCTGTGACCTATGTGAAGTCTAGCAATGGGTTTCAGTTCAGCGTATTTACAGTTACACAAAGCTCTGGCTTCCAAGTGGAAGTAGGGACTGTTTATGCGAGCTCAGGCTTCTCAGTCCTAGTAACTAGCGTTGATCCGCAATTTATCTACAATGACAACAACCTTTGGCAGTTTGATGCTTTGTATGACACTCAGGGTGGGAATAACCTACTCCTAGCACACCCAGGGCAGAACCTGACCGAGATTGACAGCACTGTGAATACTCCAGTTCTGTTTGGAAACATCGCAGGAAGCGTTGTCTCTCCCCTCAAGGACACAGGCGGAGCTCTTCCTACTGGTGACATCATTGATGTCTCTGGCGGTGTGGTCTCCCTTCACCCCTATGTGGTGGTCTATGGGAACAATGGTCTCCTAAAGAACTGCTCAGCAGGTGATCCTACTGATTGGAACTCTGCGGATGCCAATGAGGTCAACGTAGCGACTGGAAAGATCGTCAAGGGCTTACCCGTCAGGGGCGGTTCAAACTCGCCTTCAGGACTGTTTTGGAGTCTTGATAGCCTAGTTCGTATGTCCTACATCGGTGGTGTGGGAACTCCTCCCCAATATTGGCGCTATGACATCATCTCTAGCCAAACTTCTATCCTCTCGTCTCAGTGCGTCATTGAGTACGACGGTATCTACTACTGGATCGGTGTTGATCGCTTCCTCTTGTACAACGGTGTTGTGAAAGAGATTCCTAACAACATGAACCAGAACTTCTTCTTTGACAACCTGAACTACTCTCAGCGTCAAAAAGTATGGGCAACCAAAGTCCCTCGCTATGGTGAGGTGTGGTGGTACTACCCCCGTGGTGACTCAGAAGAGTGCAATGATGCAATCATCTACAACACTAGGGAAAACACTTGGTATGACGCAGGAACTGCTTTAGGAGCTAGGCGCTCTGCTGGTTACTTCTCTCAGGTTTTCCGCTTCCCTATTGCTGCTGGTGCAGATGTAAACCTTATTGGTGCAATCAATCAAATCTCAATTACAAATGCTGGCTCTGGTTATACAAACGGAACCTACCGCTTTATCAATTTGACAGGTGGATCAGGATCAGGAGCGACCGCAACAATTGTGGTGGCAGGTGGAATCATTACATCTGTAGCACTTGAGAACTTTGGTCAAAACTATGTCATTGGTGACACTCTGTCAGCCTCTATTCCCGCTGGTATTAACTTTGTTTTGACAGTCAATCAGGTCAATAGTGAAGTTTCCTTGTGGCAACACGAGGTAGGAACAGATGCAGTTAGGGGTACAAGTGCTGTGGCAATTGAGTCATACTTTGAGACCAATGACTTAGGTTGGGTCTCTGGTGGCCCATCTCAACCAGCTCCAGTAGGCGAGAACAAGTGGATTCACCTTGACCGGATTGAGCCTGACTTTATCCAGAGCGGGACTATGTATGTCCAAGTGACTGGCCGCCCATTTGCTCAGGCAGATGATGAAACCTCTTCTCCTAGAGCATTTGAGCCAGGAACACACAAGGTCGATGTTCGTGAGCAACGCCGCGAGATGCGCCTAAAGTTTGGAAGTAACATCGCAGGGGGAGACTACCAACTCGGTAAGGTCATCCTTGATGCTGACTTTGGAGATGTGCGTGGATACTAATCCTCTAAACGTAGCGTTAGTCTATGACCCAAGGTATCATTCGTTTGAGTCTTGGGCGTCTTTGATGTGTGAGTTGTATGCAACGCAGCAACTTGCTATTCCTAATGCTTTGACGGATTGGAAAGAGTGGGCTTCTGGGTTGAAGGCTATTGATGTGTTTAACAATGAAGCCGTTCCTGGTCCTTATGTCTTTGAAGAATGGCAAGAATGGGCGCAAGCCGTAGTCAATGCTGTAAACCCATCGGTAAATTAACATGGCATTCAGACTTGATCGCAATCCAAATTTCAAAATGGATTTTGAAGACAACGGAGGGTTTGAGACCTCTGGTGATGACTTCTACTTTGGAGGCCCTGACACCTCTGTTGGAGTAGATAATGGCGGTGGTGGTGGGTTGGATGTCTTAACTCCTGTAACACCTACAGCCCCTGATACAACCCCTGACACTAGTACTGTCACCACTGGTGGCGGTCTGGATGTTCTGACTCCAGTTACACCTTCAAATCCAGTTACTACAACTACAGTTACTGATGCATCCGATGGTGGTTTGGATGCTCTGACACCAACCACAGTAACTCCATCACCAACCGTCAAAGATACTGTTGAGACCCGCGGTGGGTTGGATGTTTTTACGCCTAAAACGCTTAGTTCAGTTACAACTGATTTTGAAGATGTCATTGCACCCCCAGGCGGTGAAACTAAGTCTGCTACCGTTACACCTACAACCCCAGCAAAACTCTCAGATTCAGGGATCATTCAACTGTTGTTGGACAACCCAGGAGCGAGCGATCTCACCATTGCTGGTTTGATGGATGCAAATGGGTTAACTCCTGCGGATATTGCGCGTGTGACTGGCGTTGATTTAGCAACCATCACTAACCGATACAACACCGCAAAGAACCCTGTTACAACTGTTACCCCTACAGTAGTACCTACCCCTACCCCTACCCCTACACCAACTCCTACTGCACTTCCAACGCCTACTCCGACACCCATAGCTACTCCTACACCAACACCAACAAACACAACCAAGTGGCGTGAATTCACGCTAGACAATGCGGTGGTTGATAAGTTGGCTGAACAAATTACAGCCCAGCAAAAAGCTGGTACGGCTAAGTACTATCAAGGTCAAGGTCTAGGTTCTATTGAAGCCAACACTCGTGAGATGGCAAATATCTTGGCTAGTGTTGGTGTGACTGACATCAAAGACTTTGGCAAGGTTCCTCTACTTGAGCAGGCTATAGGTCAACTAGGCTTTAATGGGCAGATTGCAAGACAAGATGAGGATGGAAACTACTTCATCATGACGCCTTCAGGCGAGTATGACAGTGATGGCAATCAGATTGCTAACAGAGTTAATGTTGATCCATCAAAGCTCACTAATGTCTATGGAACTTTGGATGGAGATGGTAACTTTGTTCTTGCTGATCAATCCAAAGTAGTCACCAAAGATGGTGTGCCGATGGTGCAGATTGGCGAGACTTTTGGAAACAAGACAACAGGTCAAGCTGTTCCTAATACATATAGCGAGCGTCAAACAGGTAATGCTTTCGGTGGAACATTTGAAGGTAGTGGAAATACTGGTTTCCGTGTGCAGTTTGATGCAATGGGTAATCCAATCTTCTACACAACCAAAGCCTCGTCCAATGACCTAGCTAACATCTTGGCGGACTTAGGCCCCCTTGGGCAGATCGCCATAGCTGTAGCCACTGGTGGAATGTCCCTGCCTATGCAGATTGGTACTCAGTTTGCCATCAATGTTTTGAGCGGTGGAGATATTGGCACAGCCATCAAGAATGCTGTAGCCACCTATGCTGGCGGTCAGATCTTGTCCAATAGCATGATTGGTGACATCACTAAACAACTTAATGGTATTGATGCCTCTGGGATGCTTGCAAAGGCTTTCCAAGGCTCTGTGGTAGGTGCTACCAAGGGCTTTATCACTGGTCAAGACGTGTTGGCTTCAGCAAAGACTGGTTTTATTCAGGGAGGAACTGGTGGTGCGGTTGATGCTGTGATGGGTCAGTTTGGAGATCAGCTAAGCGGTTTATCTAAGACTCAAAGAGATGCACTCAAGACTAGCTTGACTGGACTGATTACTGGTAAGCCATTGGATCAAGTTCTGATGGACACCATTATCAGCACTGCTACCAATGAGATTAAAGCCAACAAAACCGCCAACGACGCAACCAAAGTCAAGCTTGCTGAGTCTGGTGTTGGAACTAAAGAGTCTGATGCTATTACCTTGTCTGGTTTAGATGAAAAAGACATGGAGTACCTGACAAAAGGTACAAAACCTGATCTTGAAACAGCTCGTGCTTTGGTTGCCATTGGTATCAATCCAGAGACAGGTAAATTCATAACTGACTTAGAGGGTGGTGAGAGTGAGACTGTAGCCGGTCCTGGTGGACTGCCAAAGAAAACCACACAAGTCCAATATGATGCAAATGGCAAGCCTTCCACAATCTCTTTTGTAGACATCAATGGTGTAACTCAGAACTTGCCAGTAGCTTTGGATAAGCAAGGCAACATGACCTATGTAGAGAATGGCAAGACTGTTTCTCTAGTGACAGATGCTAAGGGTCAACCAATCACAATGCCTTTTGTTGATGACAATGGCAAGCTCACACAACTCAATGTCAAACAAGATCCCGTAACTGGCAAGATCTATTTTGACTTGAATGGTCAGCCAACTATTGTTCCTCCTGATCAGATGATCAGCGTGTTAGCCCGTAAGTTTCCTGACCAGTTCTTGAAGGCTTCTGACGAGTTCTATGGCGGTATTGGAAAAGAAGCAACAGACCTCAATGCCAAACTGCAAGAGGTATTGCAACGTGAAGGCTTGATGCCTAGTGCTACACCTGTTGATACGATTACTGAACCTAAAAAAGTCAATAGCTTTAGTGACTTTATTGACAACTTGAAGAAAATCAACCCTGCCGCTGCCAAGTCAGCTGCAACTGGTGATTTTACTGATATGGCTGGAATTGTTGAGGCGGCAAAAACAGATCCGTCTCTTAAATCTCTTGTTGACTGGTGGAAAACAAAAGCAGACACGCCTTTTGTGGACATGATCTCGGACGAGTTGGCTAAAGATGTGACAGGAACAGATCCTGCATTTGATGCTTTGCGTGAAGAGTACAAGAAGAAGACTGGTTCTGACTATGTTGTCAAAATGCCAGAGTCAGTGCCAACAAGTTCTGTAAAAATAGATATTGGTGACGGACAGTTTGCTTATTACGATAAAGCAACCAATACAGTTTATGGGCTTGATGGTAAGGTGCGAGATGACGTTGTTGTGATGACAGGGGATCGTCCTAAGCCAACACCAACACCAGGGTCTGGTGTGATTTACATTGATCCAAACAGTATTAAGTTGCCTACACCCAAGCCAACTGAAACTGTTCCTACGTCGTTGCCAACCCCAACGCCTACACCTACTCCAACCCCGACTCCTACACCAACACCAACACCAACAGCGGAGCCAACTCCTACGCCTAGCGTAACTCCAACTCCCACGCCTACCCCTACCCCTACGCCTACACCGACGCCTACACCCACACCTACGCCAGAACCAACACCGAGCGTAACTCCTACACCCACACCTGAGCCGACTCCAAGCGTAACTCCGACACCGAGTGTGACGCCCACACCAACTCCGAGTGTGACACCTACCCCAAGCGTGACCCCTACGCCAAGTGTTACCCCTGAGCCGACTCCGACTCCAAGTGTGACCCCTACACCAACTCCGACGCCCACACCGACGCCTACTCCAAGTCCCACTCCAAGTGTGACTCCTGAACCTACGCCCACCCCCAGCGTAACACCTACACCTACGCCAAGTGTGACTCCCACACCTACTCCCACACCTACTCCGACTCCAACACCTACTCCGACTCCTACGCCTACGCCTAGCCCGACTCCAACTCCGACTCCGACTCCGACTCCGACTCCGACTCCTACACCAAGTCCTACGCCTGAGCCAACCCCAACCCCTGTTGTCACACCGACACCAGTGGTAACGCCTACACCTGTGGTTACCCCAACTCCTGTGGTTACCCCCACACCTGTGGTGACACCTACGCCTCCAGTCACACCAACACCACCAGTTGTTCCTACCCCTACCCCAACACCTACCCCTACCCCAACACCTACACCTACACC